AAGAGATGTCAATCCAATTTCCGCATAACGACCAGTATTAACAAATGGAAACAAGGCTAAAAGCCACTCCATCACAAATGTAATAACCCGTGCAATAAGCGTATCAGGCTTGGAAACAGGGGCAGAAAAGGATTCAGACTTGAATTCTGGTTCTTGAAGAGAAGTACATTTGATAAGCAATGCAGCCACAAATTCAGGAATGTGCAGCTCACGAGCTACACCAGGAACTCCATCAAGGAGAAACGGAAACTGAATATGATCAGTGAATGCTTCACCGACTCCATTTTGTGCAGTCTCATAGTACTGTCTGATCAATCGAGCAAGCTGACTCACTAGTTTTTGGCGTCCTCCATCTGCACACCATTGAGCAATCTCAACAGAACAATATGTTGAAAGACCCATAGATAAAGTGAAAGCCACCATAGCTAACAGTGGACTGAATGCTACACGTTTCTTCTTTGCCTCACTTAGAAAATTTGATAAAACCTGTTCATCACTGGCCACATCATACAATGATGTGCCACGGTAATGTTCGTAATAGTTGAATTTGTCATGCTGAATTAATTCATCATAAGTCCACCACTTACACAGTGGTACAACTTCATGAATCTCAGCAATTCGTAGCAACTTTGCACGAATTTCATCAAAATATTCTTGAGAGTATTGTCCAGCTTTCCTCAACATTCCATCTACATTTTGTGCAAATAGAACCTCTGGTGGTTCAGGCGAAGCCACCTTCATCCAATGAAGGGACTTCTCAATAGAACTCTTAGCCAAGGGTGCACGAATGCGACCCATAATAGGACAAAAACGGAACTTACGCTTAAGGAAATCACTCTCCTTCAGATCAGTAAACTTAGTCACTTCGGCATTTTTATCTGCCATTGTGATCTGTAATCCACACTTCGCTCCTTCTTCTACAATTCGAACACCATTGAACTCCTCATACTTCTTGGGAACACCATTGATATTGTCATCACCGTAAGTCGCTGTCTTTATCGCAGAACGATAAGACACTTTGCTTCGCAGTTTTGGATAAATCCTAAAGAAGAAGATACGAAGATATATGGAATTCACAATACCATTCAATTCAGTGGTAATAGGATTCCCCGAAGGGTCACTATTTGCCA